TGGAGCAGTAGACGAACTTTACGATTTCCTCAGAAGCGCTCTCGGTGGGGACGATAAGGTTGTGCGGAAATCAATTGATGTTGATGATTTGGTGGCATCCCAGAAGCAATTGAGAAATTCACAAATCGATAGCCAGGCTGAAAACATTGCCAAACTATACCTGGAAGCAAGAAAAGGCTGGGGCAAAGCCGGAACTCCTGAGTTCATGGAAAAGAGACAAGAATGGCTCAGCAATGTAGACGAGGCGTGGTTTCAAAAACCAACCGTAACTACATCCATAGACGGCTTCATTGTTGACGGACACCACAGGTGGGCCGCAATAAAACTATTCAATGACAGCGTTCCACAAGAAGAGAGACTCAAGGTTGAGGCGTTCGAGGTTCAAACCAACATCCATGAAGCCCTACTGCTTTCCAAAACATTTCAAGAACATTTTCAGATAAAAGGAAAATCGGTTGGTAAAACGGAAGCCTATAAAGACAATGGAGAAATTCTTCCAATAAGCAAGGAAGATTTAGATGCTTCCATGCAAGACCTTAAAGATAATTTTCCAAAGTACGCACAGGAAATAATAGACAAGGGCATATATCCAGTAACCGTGGATAATCTATCGTTTAAACCTGTCCGCAATGAGCCACGTTCCCCTGGGTTGAAAGACAACAGAGACAGGTCGGTTTCTCAATACGGAATGGAATGGAAACCAGCATATTCAGAAATTGAATCCGTTGAGGCATCAAAGAAATGGGATGGATGGGACGATGTCCCACTAACCGAAGTTGATTTGTCATCGATAGACATACGCCCAACAGAGTCCCACCTAAAGGGTGAGTCAATAGACAAGGTTGTAGAAGGAAGGGAAGCATTCAGAGAGGGCTACCATCCAAATCTAATAATTGACGTTGATGGAAACATGTACATTTCGGATGGTCACAATAGAGTTGCCATGAATAGGGCTCTCGATAATAACAAAATACAGGCAAGAGTTATCGATTTACGTAAAGTCGAAGAGCCATGGAAAGATGGAAGTCCTGATAAGAAAAACTACAAGGGCTACGACTTGGTGGAACCAAAAAATCCATATCCAAAACCAGGGGACTCGGGCGTGATGCCGACGGACGAAGAGATTTCCGCAGCCGCTACTCAGCGTGAAAAACTAGTCGACATTGAAAAGGAAATTACTTCAACACTCATAGACGCCTCTGATAAGCACGGCGGAATCATGATTGGTCTTGCATACAGATTTAAATCAGTTAAAGCAATGGCCGGCAAAATAAATCGTGAGCGCGGTGATAGGACCGCACAGCAAGCCGCTGAGGAAATGTCAGATGTAATCAGGTACACGACAACATTTACTCCAGAAAATTATGTTGCTGGGGCAAGAGCCACAATAGACGATTTGCAAGCCGCCGGATACCAGCTCACTGTTAAAAATTACTGGAAAAGCGGAGACCCTTATCAGGGAATCAACATTGCGGCCGTTCATCCAAATGGAACACGATTTGAACTACAGTTTCACACCCCTCAGTCGGCTGTTGAAAAAGATAAAATACACAAGGATTACGAGGAGTACAGAACAGAATTAGACCCAGATAAGCGGCGCAAAATATACGACAGAATGGTTCGATTGGCTGAAGCTATTGATATCCCTGTAGACGATGAAGCATTGCTGACCATAGGTGAACTCAGGGAACAGAGCTACGAGGACCACTCTTCGGCGGTTTCTGCAGTTCCAGAAATGGTCAAGGCTGGGTCGTCGCTTTCCTCCGGAAGAACGAGAGTGAATAAACGCGGCCCCATTGACAGGTTGTTCTTAGAAAAAGGAAAAGCAGGAACCGAGGCAAGAACGTTTAATTTTGACACTGCTTCAATAGGTAAGCCAACAAAAATAGATAAAGATGAATTTTTCAAGATAGTTGGGGATGTTCCTGGTCTTCATGAAACCGATGAACTAATTTCCACGGAAAAACTTACGTCATCCCGAGTTGAGAACCTCAATATGTATCGAGCCTCATATAAGGGGAAGTATGGAGAGAAAAACAGGGTATTCGCTAATTACAAAGCACCAGATGGAAGGCAATACGTCATAGCTCAAGATGAAGACAGGGTTGAGGGTAGGTATTACGTATTCTCGGGTGATAAACGACTTGACGAATCTTCTAGCATCGCAAAATTGGTTCTCATAATGAATGATGGGAAATTAAACGTGCACGATTTGATGTCTATCAATGTTGATGAAGAGCACAGGAAATCAGGTCTCGCACAAGCCCTGGTAGAAGTCGCAAAAGCGGACTTCCCTGACTCCACCTTCACAACTCGCCGAGTAGTGACTGACGAAGGTGCGCAATTTGCAAGGAATGTAGGTCGTTCACAAACCGGAAAGACCGCACCCCAAAAGGCTGGGTCATCGCTTTCCTCTGGAAGGAGTAAAGGCAACTTGTCGCCAAGGTCCATTGAGAGAACGACAAAGATAGAAGAACGCTCCACGAAAGCCAAAGAAAGAGTTACCAACCTTGAGAAAGCACTTGATGTTCTAAGAAAAACTGGTGAGTGGAGGGGTGAAGAATTCGGCGTTATTATAGCCAATCATGACGACTTCAAGGGTGACGCCGAAAAGTTTGATGCAGATATACCACCGGTCAATATATCCAAAGAAGAGATAGAAAAAAGATTTGGAAATGTAGAGTCTCTGGTAAATTTAGCAGAAGAAAAACTCGATTTGTCCAAAAAGGAAGTTGTACTTGCTGAGCACCTTGCAAAAACAAAAAAGGTTCGCACAGAACAAAACACCATAGACATCGAAGACCTTACTCCAGAGGATTTCCAAATTCTTCTTGATGAATACAAACAACTCAAGCCCGAAGATTATGGTGATGCTGCCATACACGTCGGACAGGCCGAACTTGATGGGGGCGTATTGGACCCATCCAGAACCGTAGGTGGTAAAGATATTGGTGCTGTAGGTGGGGCTGGGAATACTGGTGCATTGAATGAAGACCAAATTTCCAAACTAAAAACAAAGAACGACGGGTTAAAGGGTAAACTAACATCCGCCGAGTCGATACTCAAGTCATTCAATGATGGAGAAGAAACTTACACACCAAAAGACGCAATGGAAGCAGCGTATCTCAATAGATTATTTGGCGTTAATACAACCAGTCTGGGGGCGGTTGGATTTGAGGAAGGAATCGAATACGACCTTACTAAAATGAACAGCGCCGCAGCATTGTCGAAAATTAATTCTGAGTTGGATTTAATAAAACCACAAATAAAGAAAAACGACGAGACCCTTGGGGCAATACAGGGCGTAGGTAAATTTGGTTTTGTTAGTGCCTATCCAGCATCTGAAGGTATTACCACGAGTGGTTACTTTGGAAGAAATGCCGGTTCTGTCATTCCAAAAGATATTGCAACATATCGAACAGAATTAGAAGCCAAGTTACGCAAGCGCCCCCAGTATGACGATGTTCAGGACAGGACCACTTTTGATAGGTGGATGAGTAGTCTCAGGGGTTCCGCCTATCTCGTCACTGACCCCTCGGTCATATCGGACGACCTCGGTCCTAGTTCGATGGGGGAAAAACAGATACTTGGAAAAGTAAAACCCGTATTTGGTGTTTCTGCCCCCGTTAGAGGGTACAACCCACTTACCAGCGAAAGGGTACGACAGGATGAATGGGGTTATGTCACCAGTGCCCTTATGGCTCGAGCAATACGTTTAGAGAAAGAGGGCAAAGAAGTCAATATTGAAAACGTTCTTGCAGCGCGCAGGGGAGAGCCGCTCCCGAGTAGTCAAGGTCTCAGCTCTGGTGCGGATATGGCTGTCGGTAGTAGGAGTATTGTTCGCAAGGGTTCGGCAATAGAGAACTATCGCCATGAGTATCAATCACGAATTGGAATACATGGTGAAACCCCAGAATCCGCTCGTCCGGTTAGCGGCTACTTGGTGCACAAGTCCCATGTAGATAAGAAGAAAAATATGGTAAAGCAGTCAGGCTCAGGCAATCATGGTTCAGACGCAATATTTGAACTCGAAGACAGTGATGTCGTCGGTGACGGTTTGACTGCACTTGGGGAAATAGAGGTTGTACTGAGGCCTGAGGTTGGCTCAAGAACTGCCTACGGAATCGGGGAGAGCATCAATACGGCACATAGACCAGTAATGCTCACTTCAAATAACAGAGACGACATTTCCGACGCACTAACCAACACGCATGGTGTTGAATCCAGCCAGAGAAATGTTGACTCAATGATTCACCTTTTGTCAGCCGGAATAGACAAAGACTTCACAAAGGTTGGAGCACGAAGAGACGGCAACGGAAGAATGGCTCCAGTGGGGAAAATGGACCCATCAACAGACAGAGCACACGAACCATTCGAAGCTCAGATATTGGGAGGATTCAAGAAGGACGATGTTGAAGGCATACATTATCCGTTTTCGCGAATTCAAAAACTTTCCGAGCAAGAAGAAGTGCAGGACGCAATTCCAGAGAAAACCATCACGGCAAAGTTGGCAAAACTAGGTTTCACAAAAGAAGAAATAGCCTATTTCTACTCTATGTCAAACGGTCAACCACTAACTGGGGCAAGCGTTCAGAGACTGAAGGAATATAGGGCTGCTAAAAAGATTAAAAAGAAATACGAAAGCCAAGGAATTGGGTATGTTAAATTTGCTCACCCTAAAGGTATAAATATTGAAAATCCAAAAACTTATGACAAACTTGCCAAGGGCAACGAGGATGTTGAGAAGATAATCATCGGACAGATACTCTCCGAGATGGAAGTGTCGATGAAAACAATGCTCACAAAAATGAGAAAGAACAAAGCTAACTCCATGCTTGGAGACCCATCGTGAAGGCGGTTTTGGTAGGGAGCGTTTATGGGGACAAGGTCTACTATGTCGTTGACGCAAAAAACCAGAATTCAGACGGTTATGTAGTCATGGAGTCCGGAAGGGAGACAAAGGTTTCCTTTTTCCCGTACGTATCAAAAAATCCCAAAATCAACAAGATTCGAAATACAAAATTTCATAGGTTTCTTTGGGATTCACCAATCAAGCCAACGAGCGGGAAATGGTTTGAAACATTCATAGCAAAACACACAGAGATAGACAAAGTTTTGCTTGATGGTGTGGTCGTAAAAACCGACCTAGGCAAAGGTGTCAAGAAGATTAAGCAAAAAGAAAAAGCAGCAGCAGACTTTTTATCGGGTATGGCCTCCTCGGCGTTTAATCCAGAGACGAAACAAGTGGTAAAGTCTGATGTACAGATTAAATCGACAAATGACCGAAATAGGGCATGGGCGGTTATAAAAATGCTTCATCAATCAGGAGAACAGTGGCGTGGATAGGGATATAAACACAAAGGCAGACCCACTTGGTGGAATAATTCCCCAGGAGCTTGTCAGTGGTGACGTCCTTCGCGGATACGGACCTCGCCGAGGGAATCTTGAGAGACTTCTTAGATACTGGCGACCAATAATGAAGAAGCCGGGTGGATTTCGTCGATGCCGAGTCATTCTTGCCGACCATCCAGAACTGTACCCACTCGAGCGAATCTGCGCTTGGCTTCATCACGAGACAACTGGTCTATGGCCGAATGAGGGGTGTCATCACCCAACCATGAAGAACTGTAGGGGAAAACTCAAAAAGGGAAACTGGAGCAACAGTGACTTTTCTAGAAATCTGCGCTCTCTCGGTAGTAGAAAGAAAGATGCACTCGAAGGAGTGACTGACACCTTCTTCCATGACTTTGTTCCATCTGGAGAGAATTCACCACTCCCAGTTGTAACAAATTCCGACTTTGACCACGGCATGAATGTCCTTAGCGAATTCATGGAGATGGAACCAGGATTTGTTAAATTCTTGCGCGATAGCGAAAACTGGGAAATAGAGGGCGAGGATGTCGACGGTCTTGTTAAGTCTCTTCCGATGTCAGATGAATACATGAACAAAGAATGTTGTGGCAACGATGAATGACTTTAACGAGGGGTGCTGCCCGGAGGCCGTAGAGCAAAAGCGTGTTGTCGTTACTCGACACATACTTTTTGATTCGATGGTTAAGAAAAACCACGGACTAGTTCGTTCAAAAAAAGAACTCACTCAAGATGTAATTGAATATAAAGCACTTTCTCGCAGAAACGGAAACGTACGGCGAAAAGATATTAATCAATCCGGAATCGAAACCAAGGCAAATGCGGTAAGAAAACTTGGTTCGACACTGACAAGTCTCGCCGTACCTGGTGATTCCGACCCATTCCTCTCACCAGTTCGTTCTGCTGTGTATAGAACATTGACTCCAGGAAAACCTGGCGGCATAGGTGGCTCTATGCCAGGACAAAACAGGGGGTACAGGTGTCCAGAAGGATATCAATACGGTGGAAGATTCACCGATTCAAGACTCTCGACATGCGGAGTTCAGCTTTTTGACATACCATCTCCGCTGGGTCTAGCGCTTCGAGCAATACGAAAAGTTAACAGAAAGCCAAAAGTTGAGATGGTTGAGGGAAGTCCAATACTCGGAGTTCCCACAGAGGGTTCACTCATTCAGTCAAGGAAACCAACAATACCAAAAGTATCCCAAGACAACAGAGCTTCTGCTGCAAGAAATGCGGCCGACATGGTTAGGGATATATCCTCTTCGTCGTCTCGTGCGGTAAGAATGGTAAGACGTGATGGGTTTGTCCTGCAGCCTGTTGTTCCTGCAAAAGTTCTAAGAGCCATACCAGACAACAGGGACATGGAGGGGGCTACATACATAATGTCGGTATTCTCCCCTTCCGAAATAGGAAACGACGAATTGGGTCTACTCTCTAATACCGGTGTAAGAAAAATTGTCTACATTCTTCCTGGTGGTTCAACTCTTTCTCTCGAAAAGAAAAGAGTTCTAGAGGTTGGTGAAAGAAGAAAACTCGGAAGAACAGTCAATACATCAATGACTCTGAATAACTCATCTGACCCAGCCGCCAGACTGAAAGCCGTAGCCAATGAAACTGGTGATGGTATTGGTTATGAAGAATATTTTGCAAATGTAAAAAACCCAAACGCAATAGTAAATGGAAAACAGAGATGGGCCAGCGAGGTTTTTGGTAAGGGTAAAATAAAGAAACCAATTGGTGAAGCTGGAACAATCTCTAGAGAGTCAAATTCCAATGAAAAAATAAGCGGCAAAATAGACACTCTTGACGAGGCTCTTGCACATATCGAGTCCGGAGGAACGCTTTCTGATATATCGCCAAAACTTCTAGCTGTCGTTCTTGCAAGCACGAGCATACTCAAGGTTCAAAAGTTAAACAACGAACAATCACTCGTTGTCAATGGTAGCGATAAGTACTTTCTTTACAATCCACCCGTCAAGTTTCAGCACTTAGCTGAACGATTCGCTGCAGACGTACAACAACACCTTGGACTTGAGTCACCTGATGTCCTTTTCGTTGGTGGTCCGTCGGATAGAAGAAGTTACCTCCGTCAGGATGTAGAGACAGCACTTAAGGGTTCTAAATTTAATCCAAATATCAAATTTGATGACCTAAAACCAGAAGACGTAGCCAAGATAATGATTTCCGACTTCTTGACCGACCAACGGACAAGACCTGGTTCTTCCATATATCCACTCGAAACAGCATCGGGAACGGTTCCAATGCTTGCGCAAAATACAACATCTGGTTTGATTGCTCTTGCCGATATTGAAATAACAAAAAGAACCAAAATGAATATTGAGGAATATTACGTGTCTCTGGGAATCCCAAGATACTCGGAGTACTACAACACACTAAGAGGCGAGCAACAGGTGATGATGAGGAAATCAATAGATTCCTACATTCGAAGGGCAATGTCTTTCAGCGTTGCCGACCTACGCAACAAACTCAACCCGAACGGTTTAACTATCGGTGAAAAGAACCACTTGTCAATTATCGGAAAACTTTACGAAAATAGACTTGAATCGCTGACAACAAGAAAGCGAACAATCGCAGAAATTTTGAAAGGTAAATAATGACATCGTTTGCTGTAGTTACTGACGTAATACGTGGTACTCCTTTTGCCGTAGTTGTTACAAACAATGACAAATCGGATTTTTATGGCGTCCATCAGAAGGGCATGGAGTGGGCCATGGAGATGAGCTCCAAGGATGATTCGTCATGCTGTTGGAGCACCCCTGACGGAACGGTTATATCCAGCAAGGGCATCCTTTCTGATTTGGCAGCAAAAACATTATTTGATGCATACGGAATCAATCAGGAGGTTGAAGAAACAACCAACTCGATTATTGTCGACAGGAAGCCAACGGGTAGTTCGTTGTATCTGGGCCGAATGGTCTTTGACATCAAGTCTTCACTTTTACCAATTTCTGGAGTCAGTCTCGGAAGGTTTAGCTTTGGAAGAAAGTCAAATGCAGTTGCATATAAAGCTCGTGCATTCAAGGCTGACTCAATGCTTAGCTCCATGACCAACGAGATGAGTAGAAACAAAATTGGATTTGACGAATCAGCAAATATGTTTAGGAGCCGCGGTTTTGATGTTTCCGACGACTATACCCCTCAGAGAATAAAGGGAATAACAGGAAATAACTCCGCAAGAAGATTTGGTAGAGCAATCGGAACAGAAAAGAAAACCACCAAAAAGAGACTGCAGAGAAGAACAAAAAACATTGGTGAAATTTCCAATCTGAGCAAAGATAAAAATACTATTCGTAATAGAAAACGGATGGCTATTATTAAGAAAACAAGGAAATTTTAATATGTCCCCAAAAATTAGAGCCGTTGGGTCCAGAAAGAAGAAGAATAAGGATTGGGAGGAACTACGAGAAGCCCCAATCGTCGGAATAGATGGTTCTGGCCCTGGAATAACCTCTGGCCCCTTTAAGTCTGCCAACCAAGGTCCTGAATATGTAAGAGATAACGACCCTGATGTTTTTGTTGACCCAGAGTCGGCTCGTTTTAGGGCAAGGCAACTTGGCTGCGTTGGAATAAGCAGAAGAATGTCCAAAAATGGCCGGGCAGTATGGATGCCATGCACCAATATGAGCGATTACTCACGACTATCTGGTTCCACCCATCTCGGAAGAAGACACCAACAGCAAGCAACGAGAAACGTAGTTCGGACGATAGTTAGCGAAGAGTTAAGAAAACTGAAAAAGAAGTCATCAATAGTCAATGAGATAACAGAAAATATCTGAACTATTTACAAACAATAGTCCTTAACTAAAGTAGTTGCACTATTGGCTGTAAATCTCTAGTACATTTGATGACTAGGGCTGGGTGCTTACCTAAGCCACGGTAAGTAATACAAGTAAACAATCAACCCTCACATCTCAATAGGAGAAAAAATATGTCGCAAGACAAAGCAAGAACAGAAGAGTTGCAATCAGCTCTTCGCACAAAGATGGCAGATAATAAGGCCATTGCAGATTCATTCAAGATTGAAAACGGCACTGTAGTCGTTTCGGCAGAGCAGAAATCAGCTTTCGATAAGAACATGGTTGACATCAAGGAAATCAAGTCCTTGATTGAAGGCATGGAGACGATGAGCAGTGTAACTGACTGGTCGAATGCCCCACAAGAAACCGTTTCCGGTCAATACGCAGCAGCAACAGCAGATGTTCAGCAGTTGTCGAGTCGTGAAATCAAGTCAATCGGCGAAATGTTCCTTCAGTCGCCAGAGTTCAAGTCATTGAACAACGGCAAGAATGGCGCGAACATGGCAGCTGCATGGCAGGTCGGTGCTTCATTCACAGGTGGAAGCTTCAACGTAAAGGACGTCTACTCGGCTTTGCCATCAGGCACTCCTGGTTCGTTCGGAACAATCCAACGTGACCCAATGGTGACTCCTCCAATGCGCACAAAGCGTGTTCGTGACTTGTTCCCAGTTCGCACCACAACAGCAGCAGTGATTGAGTACTTCCGTCAACTCGGTTTTACTTCGGTGGCTGGCGGCGGCACAAACAGTGCATCCTCGGTTGCAGAGCGTTCAGGTGGCAACTTTGGCATCAAGCCACAGTCGTCATTCGCATTCGTTGGTGAGCAAGCTCCAATCCGCACATTGGCACACTGGGAAGCTGCACACCGCAACGTCCTAGCCGATGAGCCACAGTTGCGCTCAATCATCGACAATGAGCTCATGTACGGCCTCCGCTTGTTGGAAGACAACCAAATTCTTAACGGTGATGGTACCGGCGAGAATCTTTTGGGTGTTCTTCAGACACCAGGCATTCAGAACTACGCCTGGTCATCCGGTATAGCTGGTGACACTCAGGCCGATGCAATCCGTCGTGCTGCAACCCTCTCCTTCTTGGCTTACTACGAGCCATCTGGTGTGGTTATGCATCCAAACGACTGGGAGAACATCGAATTGACGAAGGACGCCAATGGTCAGTACCTCATCGCAGTTTCGGTTGCAATGGGTGGCGAGCCAAAGGTATGGAGAATGCCAATCATTGACACTCCAGCAATGGCAGAAGGTACCGCACTTGTCGGTGCATTCGGTACAGGCGCACAGTTGTACGACCGTGAGCAAGCATCGATTCGCATCAGCGAGCAGCACTCGGATTTCTTCGTCCGCAACGCAATCGTTGTTCTTGCCGAACAGCGCCTTGCTCTTGCAGTGAAGCGTCCAGAGGCTTTCGTCGCAGTAGACTTCGACAACGGTCCAGGCGAAGAAGACTAATAAGCGTTAAGCAAAACCCCGCTCATTCCTTCGGGGGTGAGCGGGGTTTTTGCTTATATATGGGAAAATTGTGTATGAGAGAAAATGAACCATTTCTATTTTTAGGGGAAATGTCGCTATTTAACAATCTTCTCGACGAAGTACTGTCGTTAACGGATGAAGACTGGACAGAATATGAAGGCAGAAAGAAAAGGCGCGGTGCAGCCTCAGCAGTAACTGACACTATCCCCTTATTTTACGACGTAAGACAGAGGATTGATTCAGCGATACTGCACAAAAACCATGAAAGATTCAGTGCCCACATAGATGAAGTCGTTTTGGCCGCGAGGGAGCACTTTGGTGAAGTGAAAATTCAACAAGCGATGCTGACTCGGCTCAGAGCCGGAGTGGTGATTCCCGAACATAGGGACGCGGGTCGAGTGACTAAAGTGACTCACAGAATGCACGTAGCGGTCATAACCAATCCGGAATGCATATTTACCATTGGGAGCGAGTCCATGAACCTAAAGCCTGGTCAGATGTGGAATATAGACAACGTTGGAAGACTTCACAGCTTAAGGAACGACGGCCCTGCCCACAGGATTCATATGATTGTTGACGTTAGGTAGTGTTATTATTTGTTGTCCTCTAAATCAATGAAAAATATGGGAGAATTGTGTCATGAACGAACTCAATGACGAAC